TAACAATAACAGTGATCCACTGCATTAAATCAAGTGATGTTACTTTTACAAGATTCCCTAATAGATTACAAATGAAAAATGTTCCAATAAAAATTCCTACTGCAATTCCAGAAAACAACTTATTCTTTTCAATTCCTTTAAATAGATTGATATGTTCTGTACGAATATTAAATCCGTTGAACACCGCCATGAAACATAGTAATGCAAATCTAGCAGTCATAGCCTCTACATCAGATACAAATAAATTTGATACTGGACTAAATGTAATAATTCCATACAGTACAATAAATACAAACGTACTAATTCCAATTCTCGTTTTAGCACCATTAATAAATAAACCAGATCCTTTTTTAATTGGTTTCTCTACCATATATTCAGCTTTGGGTGGTTCTCCACCAAAGGATAGAGAGTTAAGGGAGTCCATGATGATATTGATAATAAGAATCTGTACAGAAGCTAATAATGCACTTGTAGCAATCAGAGGATAAAGCGTACTCAGAATTAGAAGTGTGATATTAATAGGTAACTGGAACTCTAAGAACATCATGATATTATGCATGAATGTACGTCCTAGCTCTACGCCTTTTACAATACTCGCAAAGTTATCATCCGTTAGAATAATATCAGATGCTTCTTTGGCTACATCAGAACCACTCTGCATACCAAAACCAACATCCGCTCTCTTTAATGCTGGAGAGTCATTGATGCCATCACCAGTCATCGCCACAGATCTACCCATTTCCTGCGCCAAAGTAACAAGTCTAAGTTTTGTATTAGGTGAACATCTGGAAACAACCTTTAAAGACGGGATGATTTTCTTTACTTCTTCATCAGACATCTTCTCAAACTCGTCATTTGTCAGAGCGACATCACCATCCTTGTAAATGCCACATTCAGAAGCAATTGAAACTGCTGTTTCATAGCAATCTCCAGTGATCTCGATAACTTGAATTCCGCCTTTATTTGCAAGCTGTACAGCGTTTGGCACTTCATCTCTCACAGGATCAACTACACCGATAATTCCAGAAAATTCCAAATCGTCAGGTAAAATTCCCTCTACTAGAGGTTTTGATGACCAAGCCAGTGCAATACATCTCATAGATTTGCTAGTTAACTCTTTAATCTTCTCATTCAGAACAGAAATATTAGTATTGGCAGTCTTAAAATTACAATTCTGAATAATCTTTTCTGGCGCACCTTTATAATATGTAAATATATTTCCATATTTATCTTTTACTTCATATGCAGAATATTTATTTTCACTACTAAATACCTGTTTATGCACCATTGGACTATTTTTACAAATCTCAGCGTATTCCTCTGGATTAACAAGACTCAGAACAGCTCTATCAATAGAATTTCCTCCAGTGATATTACCATCCGCATCAAATGTGGCACTGTTATTTAATACAATATTATCTCTAATACTATCATAACAACCATTGTGATTTAAACTTGTCTCATTTCCATTTTCATCAAGAATGATTTTTGGTGTCATAATACCTGTAGTAAGTGTTCCAGTTTTGTCAGTACAAATCAAATCAACATAAGCAAGCTCCGGGATTTTTGCTGGATTTTTAGTAAGGATATTGAATTTTTCCATTACCTTAACATTCTGTTTAGTAACCAATTTAACAATTAATGGAAGTCCCTCTGGAACCGCTGCAACAATAATTGTCAATGCTACTGAGAAATTCTGTGATACTTTCTGAATAATATCCAGAACACCATTTCCAAAATATGTATCAAATCCAACCTTTGCGATACTAGTAGCCATAAGTACCACAAAAGTTACCAGAGCAGCCACAGTTCCCCATTTTGAGATAAAGTCGCATAAATTATCAAGTGCAATATCGAGAGCTGTCTTTGGTGCTTCTAACGTCTGCATCTTAACTAAAGTATCTCCATTTACAGTATTCATTCCTACATCTGTCACAATCATCTTACCTTCACCAGCAGTAACCGTTGTACCAGCAAATAAACAATTCTGGTTTGTATAAGCATCTGTAGATGTGGTTTTCTCATGTACATATCCATCAATAGGAGATTTTTTACACTCTTTACTTTCTCCGTTGATAGCTGCATTACTTACAGAAATCCCACCTTCGACAATATAGCCATCTGCAAAAACTTCTTGCCCCATTCTTACAATGGCAAGATCACCAACTACTAAATCATTCTTATTAATTGTCTGAACCTTTCCGTTTCGAATAACATCACAGTATCTAGTAGATGTTTTTGCTCTTAATTCTTCTGATGATTTCTGAACTCCTAATCCAGTTTTAACAGCAATTTCTGCCACAATACCTAATACTATGAGGATCATAATCGGCTCTGAAAAATCCATAACTCCCATTCCAGCTAGAACAAGGTGTAAAATAGCAATGGCAATAAGAATCATTGTGATTTTCTCGCTTAAAGCTTCTTTTGCAAAATCATACCATTTCTTTAGTTTTGGTTCTGGTAGCTTATTACTACCATGAAGCTCTCTACTTTTGAGAACTTCATTGTCACTCAATCCTTTAAAATCTTTCACTTCTGTTTCTCCTTTTCTTATTTTATCTATTTTAATCTTATTGATTCCATTTATATATTCGCTTATTTAATTTTCTCTTTTATGAAAATCTCTATTGCCGATAGTAGCTAGATTATAAATGACACGTCTCAGATCTTCAGAATGATTTATGAGAAATATTCCAAAAAAATGCAAGTAAATTATAAATCACTGAAAAACATTCCACAAACTATAATAAAAATAAATGTTATGAATATACAAACTCCATCATCTTCTCCATAATAATCTGATCTTGAATCAAAAACATCATCATATCGTTTATACCTA